AGAATGGATGATACCGGTTCCGCAGGTACGAATACCGCCGATATGCCGTTCAGATTTGTCCCCGCTTTGATCGCTGGGTTGGCATACTATCTCTCTATCAAGACTCCTGAAGCTGAAGGGCGAATCCCGATGCTGAAACAGATATACGACGAAGCCTTCCAGTTAGCCGCAGACGAAGATAGGCAGAGAGCTTCGGTAAGATTTGTTCCCGCTATCAGCTATGTAGGAGGCGGAGGCTGGTAAATGGCTCAACGGTTTGCTAGTGAGAAAAAGGCGTTTGGCTTCTGTGATCGTTGTACCTTTCGCTATCCACTGAAAAAACTCAAGCAGTATGTGGTTTTCGGCAAGATCATCAATCAGAGAGTTTGCCCTACCTGTTGGGAGGCAGACCAGCCGCAATTATGGGTCGGAGTTATAGGCGCACAGAAGGTAGCTAACGATCCGCAGGCACTGCGTAATCCAAGACCTGATACCAATTTGAACGATTCCAGAGGGTTATTTGCATGGAATCCTATCGCTTCACAACAGGCCGATTTTACGCTTAACAGCGTTTTTGTTACAATTAGCTAGAGGTTACAGATGAAACACGAAGACGTTTCTCAGGATAAGAAAATGATTAAGAAGGCTATGGGCATGCACGATGACCAATTGCATGAAGGAAAAAAGACACGCCTAAAGGGTCTCAAGAAAGGTGGAGTCACCTCTGCTGAAATGAAAAAGATGGGCCGGAATATGGCTCGTGCCAAGAACCAAAAGAGTAAGTAATCATGAGTACACGTAAAACGGGCGGTACCGCCGAAAAAGTCCCGACTCCAAACACCGCTGGCTACCCAAATGAGAAGCCCAACACTCAGACCGTAAAAGTACGCGGCACGGGTGCAGCCGTCAAAGGCGATAAGTCTTCTACCAAGCTGGGTTAAAAAGTTAAGGGATATTTGACATGAGCCTGACGTACCAGCAGCTTTACGATGCCATTCAGCAATATAGTGAAGTTGACGAGCCCACGTTCAACGCAAACATCCCTAACTTTGTAAAGAATACAGAGCTACTGGTCAACAACACCGTTCAACTCCCAGCATTCAGACGTAATGTTACGGGCGAAGCCACTCAGTTGTTTCAGTACCTCAACATGCCATCAGACTTTTTGTCTGTGTTTTCAATGGCAACCATTGACGCTAGCGGTAACTACACTTACCTCCTGCAGAAAGATGTGAACTACATCCGTGAAGCCTACCCGTTTCCAACGGCTATCGGTGAGCCAAAATACTACGGTCTGTTTAGTTCTACTGCGTTTATTCTAGGCCCGACTCCAGACGTGAATTACACGATGGAGCTTCATTACTACGCGGCTCCGCAGTCTATTGTTGACGCAGGGACTAGCTGGTTGGGCCAGAACTACCCCTCTGTGCTGCTCTGGGGCTCTTTGGTAGAAGCCTCTGTCTTTCTGAAAGGCGAAGCGGATATGACGCAGAACTACCAGAACAAGTATAATGAAGCGATGGAACTCCTGAAAACGTTAGGAGATTCGAAAAATAGGATTGATAACTTCAGGACCGAGCAAACAAGAATTCTTCCTGTACCATAACCATGCAAACGGCGGTATATAAAATACAAAACGCAATAGACGGGAAGCTGTACTTTGGGCTTAGCTCCTATCCCGCAGCAAGATGGTCAACCCATAAACGTAGGGCGAAAGACGGATATAAGTCTAAGCTATGCTCTGCTATGCGTAAGTACGGGATTGAGAACTTTTCATTTGAGATATTACATTTATGTGCTACTCGTGGCGATGCTAATGAGTTAGAGCACTTTCTTATAGAAGAAGTAGGTACTAGGCATTGGGGGTACAATATAAGAGAAGGTGGGGATAGCGGCTCCCTTGCGGAAGAGACAAAGATTAAGATAGGCCTACTTGGGTTGGGTAGAAAAGTCTCCGAAGAAACGAGAACTAAAATAAGCGAAAGCCTTACAGGGTATAAAAGACCCCCTATGGCTGAAAGCACTAAGCGTAGGTTATCCAAGCGTTTTAAGGGATGTACGCATTCGCTTGAGGCCGTAGAAAAGATAAGGCGAGCTAGCACAGGCAGGAAGTATCCTAACAGAAAGCCGCATAGCGAAGAAACTTACCTTAAAGCAGGGAATGCCATAAGCGCTACAAGACGAAAGAGGGCTAAGCGCGTACAATGTATAGAGACGGGTGTAATTTACGAATGCGCTAGAGATGCCGCTACGTCTTGTGGAGTCAGCGAAGCCCTCATTTCAATGCACTGTAATGGCAAATTACGTGGCGGTAAAAGCAAAAAAGGCTTATCATTTAGGTATAGTACAATGAACGAAGAAAACGAAGCGAACCAGAATATAGAATTTACCCTCAATAGTGTCGCTGTAATGGCAGATCACTTTGAGCCCGACGCAGAATTTGAAATTTCCGAAGAGGTATAAATCATGGCGATCACCCAAGCCTTAGCATCAGCGTTCAAAAGTGAGGTTCTACAAGGCATTCATAACTTCGCCGCTGCGGGTGGCGATACCTTCAAACTTGCTCTTTACACTTCGGCAGCTAACCTAGACTCCGCGACTACGGTCTATACGACTTCTGGGGAATCTTCAGGACCGGGGTATACGGCGGGTGGGCAGACGCTGACTAATGTAGGTGTGAGTCTCTCGGGCACCACCGCATTTCTGGATTTTGATGACGTGACATGGACCTCTGCTTCTATCTCTGCGGCGGGCGCTCTGATTTACAATTCTACTGATTCCAATAAGGCAGTAGCGATTCTGAGCTTCGGAGGGACGTACACCTCTACTAACGGCAATTTCCAAGTGACTTTCCCTGCTAACACTAGCAGCACCGCAATCATTATCCTGAGTTAAGGGAGCAGCACCGTGCCTAAGATGCAAAATCGGGTCCAAGAGACCACTACTACTGGCGGTACCGGCACGATTACTTTGGCTGGTGCTGTTACTGGGTACATTACATTTGCTGCGGGATTCACTACGGGCGATGTGCTCTTTTACACTATAGATAACGGCATTGGCGAGTGGGAAATTGGCATAGGTACCCTTGTTACTACAGGTACACTATCTCGTACTACGGTCATCGCCTCGTCTAATAGCGGTGCGCTAGTCAACTTTTCTTCTGGTACTAAACGAGTATTTTGCTCCGCGCCCACGCGCTCACTGGTCCCCGACCAAGACAGCAAAAGCGGCTACGTCCTCACTACAGACGGCACGAACCCAAGCTGGACTCAGACGCTAAACAGCGTCAACATCGGCAACACAACCGCAGGCACAGGGGCCTTTACTACTCTTTCGGCTTCCTCTACCGTCTCTGGTACTGGCTTTAGTAACTATCTCGCTTCTCCTCCTGCTATCGGCGGCTCATCCCCTGCGGCGGGTAACTTCACCAACCTCTCTTATACCGGCACGCTCACGGGCGGCACGGGCGTTATCGCCATCGGCACTAACCAGATATACAAGGACGCGTCTGGGAATGTGGGGATTGGGACGAGTTCGCCAGCGGCAACTCTTGATATTAGAGCTTCATCCTCAGGCGTAAGAATAGGGAATTACAATTTTGCCGGTATTAACATCTTCGGATCATCTGTAAATACTTCTGGCGTGTATCTAGGCTTAGATTCAGGTGGAGGGTTTGTTACCAATGTCCGCGATGCTGGATATTTGGCTTATAGCACCAACAACACAGAGCGCCTCCGCATCTCCTCAACCGGCGTAGTCACCATCGGCAGCGCCATCAGCCTCGACCCCACGACAGCGAACTCCTTGGTGGTAAATAGTAGCGGGAACGTGGGGATTGGGACGGCTTCGCCGGGGATGAAGCTGGATATAGCAGGGATTTCTGGATGGCAAGGCGGTACAACTGGGCAAGTGGCGCAAATAACGGGGCAATCTAGTGGCGCAAATGGCGGGGGGAACTTGCGCGTCAACTCTAACAATAGTCAAGCAGCCGATGCTGGTGGCTCAATTACATTGGGCGGCTATTATATTGGAACGGCTAACTCTATTGATTTCGCTCAAATTATTGGCGCAAAAGAAAACGCAACTTCTGGAAATGCTGCTGGATATTTAGCCTTTGCTACAAGAGCAAATGGTGGCAATACCACAGAACGCGCCCGCATCACATCGGCGGGGGAATTACTTATCGGAACGACAACCGATAATGGCGCGTATCTTTTGCAAGTTAATTCTCAAATATGGGCAACAAACGCCACTATCGCCACATCCGATGCTAGGCTCAAAGAAAACGTAACACCAATAGAAAACGCCCTTTCTGCCATTAGTAAAATGGAGCCAGTCGCGTTTGATTTTATACAAGGCACTGATTACAACCTAGATAGCGCAAGGCAAACAGGATTCATTGCTCAGGACTTACAAGCGGCTATTGCTAATGAAGAATATGCTGATTGCGTCGTGAAGGAGTGTGGTCCGTATCTTGGTGTGGCCTACGAAAAACTAATCCCCGTGCTAGTCAAATCCATACAAGAACTCCACGCCGAAATCGAATCACTCAAACAGAGGATTAACTAATGGCCGATTACAAAGAAACTGACGTATCCGGGGTCGCATGGCAACGGGCGTATCAAATCCTGATCCTGAACCCACTGGACCAACCAGCGACGGTGCGGTACGACGAAGAGCAAGTGATTAACCTCAACGATGAGCAGATCAAGCAATTCGTAGGAAATTTGGGATACACGGTAGACCCGCTCGGCATCATCGAACTCCGTGATCCAGAAACCTTGGAACTGACCGGCGAAACGATCCCGGTGGCGACGGTGCATGAAGCGCTCTTCTCAGACTACATTAACAGAGCGATGGCTCGTGACGACGGGGCTAACTTGGTCCCTCCTGTTGAGCCGGAAGAATAAAACCTGCTACACTACGCGCTCCTATCAACAACAACTCATAGACAACTATGCAGCCTAAAATTGAAATCAGTGTAGAGCTTTTGAACGCGATCCTGAACTATCTGGGCACCAAGCCTTTTGTGGAAGTCGCAGGACTCATCAATGGCATTCAGGAGCAGGCCAAGGGGCAGTTGCCACAGGAAGAAACCGAAGCAGCGGAGTAAGGTTATGGGTGTAACGGTTGCATTGACTAGCGAGGAAGTCGAAGACTTGGTATTCCTGTTGAAAGACAGACCCGAGCTAAAACCTCTTCTCGACAAGCTCAAACCTAGCATTACCAATGCCGTTACACCCAACTCTCCACCCAAACCAAAATTCCAGCTAGGGGCTACATCGCTAGCGCGTCTTAAAGGTGTACATCCTGATTTGGTTAAAGTGGTCAGGAGAGCGATTGAATTGACTCCCATTGACTTCACAGTGCTGGAAGGGCTCCGAACTAAGGAGCGGCAGAAACAGCTTGTCGCCAAGGGCGCAAGCAAAACCATGAACAGTTTCCACATCACGGGCCATGCAGTAGATATCGCTCCGCTCGTAGATGGCAAAGTAACTTGGGATTGGAAGTATTATTTTCCGGTAGCTGAAGCTATGCGGCAAGCTGCGAAAGAATTGAATGTTCGGGTTAAGTGGGGCGCAAACTGGAAGTACCTGAATGACTCTTCGCACAAACTAGGGCCAGCGGACATGTCTAAATCTTTTCCTGACGGACCCCACTTCCAACTAGCGAAAATATGAAACCCCGCAACCCCAAAGACAAGACCCCTGTTGAGCTATTAGCCGAAGGGCTGGTATATGCCTGTCTAACGGTATCGTTTCTGGTGGTGTTTATGTATGGTGTTGTGACTTACTTTTGGGATTAGGAGAATACAATGGGTGCTTTAGTAGACAGATTTGGTATTGCATTAGGCGAGGCGAGTACGTGGCGCGGGATTGTAATGCTGTTGACTGCAGTGGGACTGCAGATTGATCCTGCTCAGCAGACGGCTATTATTCAAGCGGGCCTTGCCGTTTTTGGTGTTATCAGCGTTTTCACAAAGCGCAAACCGTCCGTAGGCTAGCTGACAGAGACTCGGGGTGTTAGGCTTCTCGGCTATTGCAGACTCGCCCATTGCGGCACCGCGCATTGATGCCTATTTACTCCTAACTTCTCAGAGTCTTAGCCTCTCTCTTTCTTCGGCTGCAGTCACGGCTGCAGCTAACTACGCGCTCTCTTCTCAGTCACTTGTAACGACACTCAACAGCCCCACTATTCAGGCAGGGGCACAGTACGCGCTTGACTCGCAGACACTCACTACTACACTCAACGCTCCCTCTGTTACTGCCGCCAGTGCAGTCACTCTCACTTCTCAATCTCTCACGCTGACGCTCAATAGCGTCACGGCTACGGCCATCACCTACGTACCCCTCGTAGGCCAAACACTCAACTTGACGCTCAACAGCGTTACGGTTACAGCAGATGCGCTCTATACCCTTGATTCTCAGAGCCTTACGACAACGCTCAGCAGTGTCGTCATTGAAGTTCAGCCGCCGACGTTTGATTCCCAGAGCCTTACCAGCACACTCAATAGCGTAGCGCTAGAGACCAACAATGACATAACCCTCACGGGGCAGAATCTAATTGCCTCCCTAAACTCCGTTGCTCTATCTGTTGGCCAGACGGTTGATCTTACGGGGCAGGCGCTCTCTACCACGCTCAATTCAGTCACTGTCTCTGCGGCAGCGGGTATAACACCCACGGGGCTGTCCTTCTATGGATATGTTTCGCCGGTTATTCTGAGTGTAGGGGCTACGGTCCCCACTACAGGGTTGGTGCTCACATCGACGCTCAATAGTTTCAGAAAGTTCTGGGTAGACATTTTTACACCGCAGACACCTGAGATTCCCTATGATGACTGCTCGATTGGCTCAACGCCGATATGCTACACCCCACCAGAGCCTACAACGCAGGCGACGATTCAGGGAAATTGGAACGAGATAACGCTTGATGCGGTGGTAGATGGTCAGGACTGCTCGATTGGGTCACAGCCTATCTGTGTGGGAGTCAACTATACGAATACGGAACTGCTGGTGACAGCGGTTGATCTGAGTGGAACGATTACGGGCATAGCCATAAAGCACACCTCGCTCTACGATGAAGTCCCACCCAATCCAGCCATTGTAGTAGCAACAAACGGTGGAGCAAATGCCACGTTCAATATACAATACTCCCAAAATGTAGCGATCAGCGTAGCGATTGCCAACGGTGGCTCTGGGTACATAGTAGGGGATACACTCTTCGTATTAGGAGGGATTGGATACAATCTACCCTATACAGGCAAATATCCTGCCGCATTGTGGTCCAACATTACAACCACCCAGACCAGCAACTGGGTCAATATACCGACATAAAGGTGCGTAACCATGCCTTCATCATATTCATCTAACCTTAGACTCGAACTCATCGCCTCGGGTGAGCAGGCCAATACGTGGGGCAACACCACCAACACCAATCTAGGCACGTTGCTGGAAAGTTCTATTGCAGGGCGTGTAGAGCTCTCTTCGGGTTGGGTGGCTAACTCGCTTACGCTGACGGCGCTCAATGGTGCTAACGATCAGTCAAGGCAGATGTGTCTGGTGGTCCCGGCTATTACGATCAGTGCAGACTCAAACATCGTGGTCCCCGCCAGTGCGGTCACAGCCTCATCGGGCAAGCTCTATACCGTCATCAACCGATCAACATCTTATGCGGTCACGATCAAACTCCCAGCCACTACGGGCGTAACGATTCCAGCCAACACGACGAAGACGGTCATCTACAACGGCACGGATTTCCAAGAAGCCTTTACTGCGCTGAACTTCCTTACACTGACAGGCACCCCCACGGTCAACGCACATGCCGTAAACAAAGGCTATGTAGATGGGAAATTTTTCATCAATGCAGGGGCCAATACCGTCACGGGCAACACTACATTTACAGGCACCGTCACTCTGCCCGTAGCGACACCCACAGGCAACCAAGCCACCTCGTACAACTACGTCAATAGCAACTATTTGTGGAAAGCGGCGGGTGAAAGCACTCAGACCATGATCCCTTTTTTGCGGTTGAACTACACCCCAACCAATCCCGCCGATGCAGTACATAAAGCCTATGTAGATGCTTTTTCCATCACTGCTGCTCTGCCTTTGACTGCTACTGGTAACGCCGGTACGGGTATTAGCATGAACGTAGCTACGGCTACGTCTTCTTCTCTGGGTGTTGTAAAAGGTGGGGGCAATGTCCTTATAGCTGGGGACGGCACCATGAGTGTGTCTGGAATTGGCGCAGGCACTGTTACGAGCGTATCCGGCAGTGTGGGGAGTGGTTTCGTTGTAGATACTGGAGTGAACCCAACAACAACTCCAACTGTTTCCGTAACTATCAGCACAGGGTTGACCTCTCTATTGAAGGGTTCCGCTGGGTCGTTAGCCAATGCCAGCGCTTCGGATATCACGAGTCTTATCGGGGGTTCGACGTACTATCCTTTTTCTTCTAATCCTGCTAATTACCAAAACGCTTCTGGCACTGTAGCCACTGCTGGAACATGTACGGGTAATGCTGCTACGGCATCGGCACCTTCTGGTGGCGGTTCGTTTATTACGTCCTCAAATATAGGATCACAGAGTGTAGCCACTGCTGGAACATGTACGGGAAATGCTGCTACAGCATCGGCACCTTCTGGTGGTGGGTCCTTTATTACGGACTTAAATATAGGATCACAGACTGTAGCCAATGCAAATGCTTTGGGCGGTGTAGCCGCTAGCGGTTACGTACTAAAAACCGGCTCCACGATGACTGGGGCGTTAAATGTTCAGAATAGCGGTTCTCCATCAGGGTATGTTAGTGTAGACACTGTCTTTAATGGCTCTGACTATTTCCCCGCTATTTTGTCTGTTAATACAGCCGCTTCTACATATAGGCCATTAGTATTAGCGCAATTAAGCACATTAAACATTTATGAAGTTAGATTAGCCATAGGCACAGGGGGCGCTGTAACGATACCTAACTTAGCTGCTGGCGGTACTGTCACTGCGGGGGTGGGCACGGGCACACTAACGATCCTCTCAGACCAAAACTTAAAAATAGCTGACGGGTTTGTAGAAGACGGCCTCTCTAAAATAGATGCGCTGCAACCTCGTTACTTTTATTGGAAAGATGAAGAAGGTAACGCTAACCTTGAAGAAGGAAGGCAACTAGGTTTTTATGCTCAAGAGGTGCAAGCAGTTAGCCAAGAAGCCTCTCCAACGGGGCAAGGCATATACGATAGAGCGATAATTGCTATGCTGGTTAAAGCCGTGCAAGAACTCAAAACCGAAGTAGAAGCTCTTAAAGGAGCATAACCGTGCCCTATTCGCTAGCCGCTTTACGCTTAGCCCATACCTCTTTCATAATAGCTGAGGTCTTAGCCCTAGCCTCTGGAGTACGCTTTGCGGCATTGCGTTTTTCGCGTATAGTTGGGTCGGTATTCAAATGCTTGTGCGTTTCACGCATTGGGTTATTTGGGTCTAACAGGCGCTGTCTACGTTTTTCTTTTGCCTCTTCCGAGTGTATAGGTCTACCTATCTTTTCTGCTATCCTAGCCGCTCTGTACTCGGGATCGGCCCATTTGTCCTTTATCTTTTTTCGCACTTCAGCCCTCTTAGCAGGGTTGTTTTCCCCAGAGTATCTAGCGACTATATGGGGCGCATTCATTCGTTCGATGGCCTTTGCTTTTATTTCTGGGTTGTGCATTGGGTTATTTGCCTTCATTCGTTCTCTAGTTTTTTCCCTAGCGGATTCGGGCATTGTTTCTAGGCCCTCGCCACCTTTACGCATATTTGCTAAAGTGCCTGTACCTTGGGTTATGCGCCCATATTTTTCTATCAACGCTGCTTCCAGAGTTTGGGCCTCGCCTAAAGATGTTACTTTTATCACTTCTACGATAACATTATGAGCGCCTACCTCCTTAACCAGAGTTTTACAAAATGCACTCCTAGGGCTGGGGCCGGTCGGGTCAGTACGCCGTGTGTCTTTAGTGGCTCCAACGTAAAAGGGTACGCCATTAGGGTGCTTCCAAATGTAGACGAACATCGTAGTCTCCTGATTAACGCCAGAGCAAGAGTGTAACAAAATGCTTCAGAAATTGCAAATGAGGCCCGGAGTTAATAGGGAGTCAACATCTCTTGCTAACGAAGGGGGGTGGTATGCCTGCGATAAGATTCGCTTCCGTTCAGGTCAGCCGGAAAACATCGGTGGGTGGACGTTTGCTTCAGATGATGTATATCTAGGGGCTTGTCGTGATCTGACTGAGTGGGAGTCTCTAGCCAATTCCGGGGTGTCTTTCACTCTGCTGGGCATGGGGACTAACCTCAAATACTACATCGACTCCAACCAAGTCTTTTACGATATCACACCCATAGCAGACTCTTTTGCTGCGGGCACGGTGTCCCTTGATACCATCTATTCAACGCTCGCTTCCTCGATCAGTGCTACTAGCACGGACATTACTCTTGCCTCGGGTACGTCTTTTCAGAGAGCTTTTCCTTTGGTCATCACCATTGGTTCAGAAGATATCTTTGTTCAGAATGTCAGCGGCAATACTCTCACTGGCTGCTCACGAGGCTATAACGGCACTACAGCGGCGGCGTACAATTCAGGCGTTGCTGTCACCAGTCGATGGTTGATCCTTGCGGCTACGGCTCATGGCTCGGGCACGAATAACTTCGTCACTATAGGCGGGGCGGCTGCGTTTGGGCCTTACACTGCCGCGCAGTTAAACAAGAACTTTCAGATCAAGGCGTTTACTACCAATTACGTAGCCGTAGATGTTGGGGTACTGGCAACATCAGCTTTGACAGGTCAGGGTGGCGGTGCCATCACTGCAGAGTTTGAGATTGACACGGGTGAGGAGTTTTCTACGCAAGGCACGGGCTGGAGTGCAGGTATCTGGAACTCTATGGTCTACAACGCTGGGCTCACCACGGTAGCGGAAGAAGTAGATAACACTGAGACGACGATCACCCTGACCGATGCTTCGACCTTTCCGGCTTCTGGGTATGCACTGCTTGAATCTGAAATTATTCAATACTCAGGCATAAGTGGCAATGATCTGACCGGATGCACACGCGGAGCGACTTCAAGCACAGCGACCTTCCATCAGAACGGTACGACGATAAGAGGCTTGGTCTATCAGTCAACAACACCTAGCGTAACTAATCCTGTCCGTGGGTGGAATACACCCGCAGAGTTTGGTATCAACATCCCCATGCGCCTGTGGAGTTCTGACTCGTTTGGTCAAGACTTGGTTTATAACATTCGCAATGGTGGAGTGTACTATTGGGCGGCGGCTGCTAATCTGGATGATACGGGTGAAGTCACGCTACATAGTGGTGTGAACATTGTTGATCTTCCCGGCGCGGATAGTTGGTCTCCTGAAGTGGGAGCCCATGTCTTTGTCTCTGAAGAACGGCATATTGTGGTGCTAGGCACTAACGACCCCACAGCCACGGAACCTAGCGCTCAAGACCCATTGTTGCTTCGCTGGTGCGAACAGGAAGACCCGTTGATCTGGGAGCCGACACCTGTTAACACGGCTGGGTTTCAACGCATGGCCTACGGCAGTAAGCTGATTACGGCTGAAAAGACTCGACAGGAAGTGCTGATTTGGAGCGATAGTGCGCTGTATTCCATGCGCTATCTAGGCCCGCCCTACACCTTTGGGTTCAACACGATCTCAAACGAAGTCACTCTCGCCGGTCCTAATGCCGTCGTCACTGCCAGCAACATCACGTACTGGATGGGCTTGGAAAAATTCTATGTCTATTCTGGGCGTGTGGACACGCTCCCCTGCAGTCTGCGGCAGTATGTCTTTGATGATATTAACGAGTCGCAGTTGGATCAGGTCTATGCGGGCACCAACGAGAAGTTTAATGAGGTATGGTGGTTCTACCCTTCGGCTTCCACTATCGGTGTGGACAATCCCACAAATGACCGCTATGTAGTCTACAACTACCTTGAGAAAGTCTGGTACTACGGCCAAATGCCGCGCACCGCTTGGTACGATTCACATATCAGAGCTTTCCCGCTGGCTACCAGTGGAGGCAGACTTTTACTTCATGAGAACGGTGTAGACGACTACACCACCAACCCTCCAACACCCATTGACTCCTTTATTGAATCTTCGGATTTCGACATCGGTGAGGGTGACAACTTCTCGTTCATAAAGCGCATCATACCGGACGTAGATTTTATTGGATCACTGTCAAATACACCTTCTGTGACGATGACGGTATCGACGAGGAATTTCCCCGGTCAAGGCACTTTCACCTCTACAGATAGCGAAGTAGTTTCCAGTAACAAGGTGTCACTGCAAGTGTACGATTACACGCACCAAGAATGGATTCGCCTGAGAGGAAGACAAGTTGCCTTTAAGATTAGCAATAACTCTTTGGGTGTAAAATGGCAATTAGGAGTCCCAAGAATCCAAGTGCAGCCAGACGGACGCAGATAAATAGATGAGTAAGTCAGGTAACGTCCCTCCCGCTCCGGTACTCCCGCTAGCTCCGCTAGAGTACGACATTCAGTTCCAGAATAATCTGGTGCGGTTGGTCAATTACTTCATCGAACAGGTCAACAATCCCGGCGATGTGCGGTGCACGTCATTGGTTGCGGCTAACTTCAACCCGGATGGGAATGCGTTCTCTGCGGCTCTTCCAACACCTATTGCAGCCACGGCTATGGTGGCTCTTTCGTACTATACTATCGTCACGGTAGGCACTACGGACTTCACGTTGGTCGGCGCAGCAGACAACAACCTAGGCACCACATTCAAAACTACAGGTGCAGCGACAGGAACAGGTCGAGTGATTACAGGTTCACCCCACGGCACGGTATGGCGGGACACCGCTGCAGACAACACCCTAAAAATCGTTCCATAGGATAAGCGTATGCCAAAGTACAACACCACTGCTAACGGTCTGGCCTCTCTGGGGCGTAATGGCGATACGATGCTGATGCACGTCAACCCGGAAGAAGTCGCTGGCCTCGCCGCTCTGTTTGGTACGGAGCCTACGGTGAATCCTGATACGGGCCTTCCCGAAGCCTTTGGTTGGGGCAGCATGATTAGCGGGTTTGTAGGTAGTGTGCTTAGCCCCCTTATGGGCAGCGCCATGTTTGATCCGGTTAAAGACGCGGCAAAAGAGCTTTTTGATTTAGAAGACGCGGGAGTAGCAGATATCTTTGGACTAGCCGGTTCAGGTCTAGCAGGCGCAGCGACGAATGCAGCTACCGGGGCTCTAGGTGCTGGGTTGTCTGGAGGTAATATAGGTAGCGCAGCGAAAGCGGGAGCCCTTACGGGCGCAGCTCTGGGAGGATACGGAGGAGCCGAAGCTGAGAATTTGTTGGGAAGACCGGACATAAAGACCGCTGCAAACCCTTCTCTGCTTACGGACGCCTCTATGGGTTACGGCCAAATGGGATTGGATGAAATACCAGCCTCTCCCTCATTCACCGATAGGGTTTCTGGCAATCTAAGTCGTGCTTTTGATAACAACTTAGGCAGTGTAAAAGGTTTTAAGAACTACCTCTCTGAGTATAAAGAACCTATTATGCTAGGCGGTACGACTCAAGCGGGGTTAGAGAGCATGTTCGATGCTCCCGATGCCATCAAACAACAAGAAGAGCAGAAGCTAGCGCTACTGCGACAGGCGGGGATTGACCCGTCTAAGATGAGATACAGTTACTCTTTTACCAACCGTGGTTTCTCTGATGGTGGTGCCGTGGGGTATGCGGGTGAGTTTGGTCTTCCTGTACAAGCCTATATCCCTGAACATGCGATAGAAAGTTTTAAGAAAGAGGGAGGACTGGGAGCCCTGCGTATGGCGCATGGAGGCTATATCAACACAGCCCCTTTTGACCCGGATACTGCCTATCCACAATCCATGATTGAACGCGCTAAACCATACCCCGCTGCTGCTCCACAAAGGCATGAGGTCGTAGAAGGCTATGAAGAAGGCGGGTTTGTTGACGGTGAAGGCGAGCCTGAAGACAGTGGGTTTATAGAAGGTGATGGGGATGGCATGAGCGACTCGGTGGGCGCGGTCATTGATGGTGAAGAGGAAGTCCGTGTAGCGGATGGTGAGGTGATTATTCCTAAAGCTATTGTGGATATGTTTGGGGTTGAAGCCTTAGATAATATGCTCAAGCGTGTTAGAATGGCAGCATACGGGACAGCCCAACAAGTCAAGCAAGATGCAGGTAAAGAAGTCGTACTGGATATGATGGACTGATGAATCAGATAGAAAAAGCTAGCCCGTCTATTGAGGAGTTTCGCCATGCGATGGCAGACGCGATAGCGGCTGGAGACCAGTTCCGTATTGAAGGAAAGACCGATCATTACATTGTTCCCGGTATGCTCTATGGACGTAGGACGAATGTCCCTGCGGGAGCGACGATTATATCAGCGGTTCATAAAGTGCCGCACATCACGGTAGCGTTGAAAGGCATAGCCTCAGTCATGGATGAGAACGGAGAGAAGAGGGATGTATTTGCTCCTCAAGTCTTCGTTACTCCAGCAGGCGTACAAAGGGCGATCTATGCGCATACAGAGGTCGAGTGGCTCACTGTTCATGCCTGTGAAGAAACGGATGTGGATGTGATTGAGAAGCTGCTGACGTGTAGTTCAATGGACGAGTATAAAGCAGGACTTTTGGAGAACTAGCATGGCGTTTATTGTATTGGGTTCGATTGGTTCTGCTCTCGCTTCAGGTCTTGCTGCTGTTGGTCTAGGTACAGTGGGTACGGCAGCGACAGCGGGATCAGGTATAGCTGGGGCAGTGGGTACAGCGGCGGGAGCCGCATCTGGTATAGGCTCAGGCATTGCTGGGGGTATCGCCTCTGGACTGGGGGCTCTCGGAATGGGTACAGCCGCTGCGCCTTCCGCTTTGGCCTCTGCTATAGGTACTGGAGCAACCACCGCTGCGGGTAGTGCTGGATTAGGGGCTGCGTCTTCTGCGGCTATGGGTGGTGATCCCGGCCAAGGGGCTCTTTTCGGTGCTGCGGGTGGAGCCTTGATGAGTGGTCTTGGAGCATTGGGTGGCGCGAGTAGCGGCGGCGGAGCCAGCGTAGTTGGGGATGGTCTGACTACAGCTAGTGAAGCGATGCTTAACCCAACAGCAAGCGCAGCGGCTCCCGGTGTTCAAACGGTAGGTGATGCAGTCACTCAAACGGCTATGGGGCAGACAGGTTCGGTTCTCCCTTCCGCAATGGATGCAGCTACAGCCTCGACAGCCGGTGGTTCTAGTTCTTTGTTTGGTGATATGAGTAAGGAGCTAGGCAAGGAAGCGCTCAAAGGCGCTATGTCTCCTGAAGAAGAACCCATGCCGAGACCCTCTACGGGCGGTGGTGGCAGACCTCAGTCTCGCTATGCTGAAGAGGATGAATTGATGAGTAGAAGAATGTCAGGTAGTCCCTTTGCTAACCCGTTTAGAGGTTTTTCTGATGGCGGTCTGACTACGCTGAAAGGTGGTGGTATTGCTATGCGGGACGGTCAGTATGTGATCCCTGCAGATGTGGTCAGTGCGATTGGTAATGGTTCATCCAAAGCTGGGGCCAAGTTCTTGGAACAAGCGTTCACCCACTACATACAGAATGGACCCCCCGAAGGTGTAAAGCCTCCTCAACGTGCAGGCAGCTTAGCCGAGCGTAGGGCTGTGGAGAGAATGCAGCGGGCTGGTTGATGAACACCGTACAGATAGTACCTTTGGAGTACGTACCGTCTACGTTGCCTTATGTGGAGACATATATAGCCGAGGCGTTTGAACATTCTCAGGGTGACTACACGGTAGAGGAAGCACGGGTTTTGTTGACTAGAGGACTATGGCAGCTTACGGTAGCGGTGGATGAGCAGAATCAGATTCATGGCTGTGCTGTTATCGAATACTACAATCGCCCTAGAGATAGAGTGGCCTTTATCGTAGCTTCTGGCGGTAAGTTCATCACAAATAAAGATACATTACAGCAGCTTTTTACTATAATGCAGACACACGGGGCTACGTGTGTTGAGGGAGCAGTCAGGAAGTCAATGGCTAGGTTACTGAGGCACTTTGGTTTTGCCGAAAAGTATCACGTAGTAGGGCGCAAGCTTTAACGAATTTTTAAGAGGTTTATCATGGGCAGTTCAGTACCCCCGTCAACATCATCCCAGACTTTTCAAGCGTACACCCCCAACGAGCTTGACTGGCTGAAGTTTGGCCTGCAGCAGCAAATGCAGGGACTGCAGATGCAGTATTACACGCCCATGCTTAAAGATACCCTACAGCGTAGAAAGCTGTATAAGGGGGTTATGGAGATGGACCCTGAGTCTTTGCGTAGGTTTGCTGGAATGCCTCCCGGTGCTGTACAGCAAGATGTAATGGACCGAATCAATCGTAGCCGTGGTATTGTGAATGACGCCCCCGCTGCTATCCAACCAAACCCACAGATGCCGGGAGCCAGACCCGATGCTTGGACGCAAGGCCGCTTAGATAAACAGCAGCAGAGCGCAGCGATGGCTGACCTCGTAGGTGTGGCTAACCCCTATG